GGTCGTAAAGTTCACGCCGATGTGCTTCTGGCTGGAGACAGTGAGCGTGGTGTATTGCTCGTTGTCGTCCTGAACCTGAAGGGCAGCGCCGTCCGTAACCAATGCGCGGTCAGGAAGACGGATGCGCAGCGTTGAGCCGATCTTAGCGCCTTCTACAGCGAAAGAGTCGTCATACTGACGGTTTACAGTGCGGGTGAGGACAAGACTATTCTCAAGGATCTCAAGAGCCTTGCGAGTAATCATGTCGATTGTTAAAATCGAGTTAGACATGATCTAATTACCTACGGTTTTGCGCTTCCAACTTCTTGATCTGTCGCAACCTGTCGGCTTCAATCCATTCTGATGTTGACATCGACTTTGTAGACCTAGGGTCTGTCGTATCATATCTAGGGCCGGAGCTTGACCGAGTAGCCGTGACAGGAGCAAGAGGAGCTGGCGCAGTTGAAGTGCGTTTTGTCGGCGGATCTGCGACCAGTTTGGCCTCAAGTCTACCGATCTCCTTTGCCTGCAAAATCGGCGGCAAATTGGCAATCCGTTGGGCCTCTTTTGGATTGGAACCTAAGTGATAGATCACTTCGGGGCCAATGTCTGAAGCCTGGATGGCTTGAGCCATATAGTCCGTTACGGGGAGGTTCGGATTATACGCGACTTGTTCAAAGTCATCGTATCTATCGCGGGCTTCCTCTTCACGGTCTTTATACGAGTCAAGCAGAGCTGCCTGTTGTTTTGCGGCCTCTCGTCGTGCCAGCATCTCTTGAGCTTTTTGTTCGGCCAGTGCTTCCGCATAGGCTTGCGCATTCTCAAAATCATCTGGCGCGGGTGGAGGTGCGACGGGCTGTCTAGCCTGTTGCTCCGCAAGCCGTTGGGCTTGATCTCTTTCCCATTTGCGCTGTTCTCTTGCGAGGCGTTTGCCTACAATCGCGTCCAACTCTTCTTGAGAGAACGATTTTGTAGACTGTTGTTCCTCCGGCGTCGTCTCAACAGATTCAGGTGCTGCCGTAGCTTCCTGTTCCGGCGCGGGGCTGATCTCCGCTACAGCCTGTTCTTCATCAGACATCATTTACCTAGCTTTCCGGCCAGTCGGTTAATTAAACTTACTCTTTGAACGCTTGATCGTCAACTAAAGACCTAATAACTCTTTTAACTCATCGACGCTCAACCCAGCCGCAGCGAGCTTTTCGGCGGGCGTAGGCTCCGGCGGCGCTGGAGGCGGGACGTATGGGTTAGGCGTGTTGCCGTCGTCAATCCAATCTTGGATTACTTCAACAAGGCAGCTTTCTTGACGGCCATCCGGCCACTCGCGCCACACAACAGTATTGTCAGCGTTAGCATATCGCCAAGTTGGTTCACTCATAGCTCACATCCTGTGAAGTACATATATGCGGACGATGTGTTCATATACAGCAGCGTAGAATATCCAGCCGTTGTGCCGCTTAATCCGCTGATATTAAAATTAGCGCTTGTCGTAGTAGCACCGCCAAATGTGAAACCAGTTGCGTTGGTTGTAGCGGTAGACGGCAAGAAAGCCGCAAAATGGCTTGCCGCTGAAACTGTAACGCCGGTTGGTGGAACGCGGGTAGTTACGGGCAACGCAACCGTGAACCATGCGGTTGTGGAAGATGATAGTGACGTAACCATGCCTGCGGCAATGTATGGATTTGCGCCGCTTGCGTAAGGAAAAGCAGGCAGATACCGCTGACACTGCGCCAACTGATCGGAGTAAATCTGCCGCTCATACGGAGTGGCGACTGAGCCGACTTCTAGTTGGACGCCTGTAAGGTTGAACGACCCTGTTGTAAGGCCAGTCCCAAGAGCAATCGTAACTTGCAGGCCATTCACGCAGCTTGTTGTCAGTGTGAACGTATTGCTGAAAGTTGTCCAAGTGGCGTTAGCAATACTTGGTAGTGTGTAAGTCGTCGCAGCCGATGTGGTAGACGTGTAATTGTCAGCGGCAGTCGGTGCAGCAAGAGCAACTGTTGCAGTCGTAACTGCAGAACCAGTGCTTTGATAAATACGACCAGATACCGTAACTTGAACGCCACTAGCCAAGTCTGCCGTATTAACGCTTTCAATGCGCTGATACACAGCGACGTTGGTGACAGATGCCGCGCTGGCGACATTCAGACTATCAGCAAAGCCGGTCGGAATAACCGTGGTGCTTTGCGTAACCGTAACAGTCGCGCCCGTAGGCGTCACAAACCAACGGTCTAAAGTATATGCGCCAGCAGTCGTAGCTGCTACAGAACCGCGCTGATAGACGCCCATATCGCCATTTATTAATTTATTGCGCTTGAAGCTGCTGCCCATCGCCAACGTGCCGCCGACCGTCGCGTTGGCAGAGCCATCTAACGTAATGTTAGGGTTCGTGCTGGCAGCGTTCTGGATTGTATCGCATTTAAGTGTAGCGGCCATTGGTTACGTTCCAGACGTAGAAGCTAAAAGATAGTAAACAGTTCCATTAATGTTTACGGCTATCTTGTTTGTGTTTGTATTAGTCGTGGATGAAGTAACAGCGCCAAGGCCGGAAGCCCAACCAGTGCCATTGTATGTTTCAATCACACTAAGCGTCGAATTATAGCCCGTTTGCCCAGCATTAGGCGTGGCAGGACGTGTGCCTGTCGTCCATGTCGGGAACGTCTCGCCCTTTGTGCCGTCAAGAATGATGGGCATTATTTCAATTCCTCATCTGTAGGCTGTGGGTAATCTGGATGTGCCCACTTGGCGATATAATCGCCGCGTCCGTCGCTGTCATTTTGAAGGAGAATAGTCCCAGTATCTGGATAAAAGTCGGCGTTTGTCAGCAAAGGATATAAGCTAACAATTTTATCCGATAAATTATTCATGCCGCCCTCACTAAAACTGCTGAAAATGTATTTGCGGTAGACGTACCTGAATTAACAGCGCCGCCGCTGCTTTGATAAACGCGTGTATCTATATAATCCGTAGCAGCTAAGTACACTAAGCCACATACAGTCATGTATGTATTGGCAATATTTGCTGACATGTTACCGCGCAGATATTCACTATTGTTTCTGTAAATAGATATAACGCTATTGGTTCCTAACGGACTATTTGCAGTCATTCCTGAAGAAACGAGATAGTATCCTGCAACCGTCGCCGTAAACACACTTGTTGAAGGATCGTAATTGTTGTTTGTGTCGTAATTTTCAGTACCAAAAGTAATTTTTGTGAACGCATTATTTGACATTGATGTTGCAGCCGCAGGGACAGCTATAAAAGCAGGCCCATTACCGACAACATTAGTCGATAGCATCGTCTGCGTAACAGTCCCGGTGTCCGCAGATGTGATGATGTTGCCTGTCTTAGCTGGCAGTGTCAGCGTGTTCGTGCCAGCAACACCTGTAGGTGTCAGCGTGATCTGGCCTGATGTTGCGCCTTTGAGGACTAAATCACCCATACTATACCACCGTCCAAGTTGCGCCAGACTCAACAGTGACGACTATGGTGTCATTAATTGTGACTGGGCCGAAAGTGCCTGCGTTCTTGGTAGAAATCAAAGTATAATTATTTGTCACAGCTTGATCGTTCGTGTAAAATATCTGGTTCGTGCCGCCGCCTGACGCGCCGCCGCCGACACTACGCCAGTTCGTGCCGTCGTAACCTTCAAAGCCTGTGATTGACGTATTAAAACGAATATAGCCTGCCGCACCGGCAGGGCGTTCGCCCGTCGTTCCAACAGGAACAAGAATAGCATCCGTGTTGCTGATCGCTAATGATACAGCCGGTGTGTTGGTGTTAATGCCAACACGAAAATTAGTGTTATCCCAGTATAACCGTGCATTATTCTGCGAATAGACGCCCGCCGCTCCGGCGAACACAAAAGACCCCGTAGTAAAAGCCGTTCCAGTCCCGCTACCGCCGCTCGTAACCGCTAAAGGCGTCGTTAACGTCAGACTTGTCGCAGCTATTGCGCGACCGGCAGTTACATCAGAAATAGCAACTTTTTTAGTCGTTGTAGACTGAACAATCGGTAGAACTTCCGTGCCATCTAACGGTAGATTGGCAGTGGGAAGTTGAGATATTTTAATGTCGGCCATTTATTCAGTCCTTAGACATTAATCGCCGCGACTTTGGCCTGAAAAGCCTTGATCCGTTCGTCCAACGCTCGTCGATCCGAGTCAAGGTTAACTGCAAGAGCAGCCAGCTTAACCTCTTGGTCAGCTGCTGCCGACTCGCGCTGTGCAATAGCTTTCTCAGCCGTTGCGACCGCAGCTTCGCGGGCTTTCAGAGCCTTATCAGCGGCGGCTTCTTTATCTTCGAGTATCTTTTCACGGGCGACCAAATCAGCCTTTTTGCTGTTTGCGTCAATGTTCTTC